GCCTGTGCAACGTCTACAGTGCGCTGTGCGTTAGACTGGACCTGACGCATCAGATCCTGCTCGTTGGTAGCAGCGGCGGCAGCACGGCCTGCAGCGACCGGTGATGCCGTCTCGCCCTGCTGTGCCTGTTGTGCGGCCTGCTGGTGCTGCTGTAAGTGCTGGGCGATGGCTTGATCAATGGCCTGCAGTTGTTGTGCAGCAGCGGGGTTTGCCGGCTGGCCCATCATATCGCGCGCCTGCGCCGCCATCTGCAACTGTTGATACTGCTGATGCTCGCGGTATTTAGCGTGGACGCCGGCGTGCGCGAGGTGATCCTGCTCGGCTAACACCTCGATGGGCTGACCCGCCATGACGCGGTCGTTCTCATACTGGGCTGCGCGTTCGGCCTCGACGTTGTTCTCGTCGCGTAGTATTTGCTCAACATCGGCGACGCCGTTGGCCGTGGCTGCCAGCTTATCGACTTCCATCTGGTCAAAATTGGGTCGCTGCGCCGCAAACGAGACGAACGCCATCGTACGGTCGCGCTCAAGTTGTGCGTAGAGCGGCTGCGTGCTGCCAGTCTTTGTCTCGATGCGATAGTTCCATAGGAAATCGCTGGTGCGTAGTGCGCGTATCACACGGTCCTCCCCATCTGGCGCCACGTTCTCAGCAAAATTTTCTGGAACGTAACGCGGGTCGCCCATGATCTGGAACGCGTTGCGCACAATGCGCTCATAGAACCCGTTGACCGCCGCCTCCATCCACTGCCCGTTAATCTGTGCCGCAGCAGCGACAACAGCAGCCTCGGTCGCGCTGTCCGTTGAGCCAGCAGCCGGCGGCTGTAGCGCAGCAATCTCGCGCTCCATGCCCATGACCATACCAAAAAAGTTATATACGTCACCCGGCACGCTGCCCCACGCCAACTCCCTGAACGACGACAGATCCTCTAATCCGATAACCTCACCGTCCCGGCCCGTGCGGATCAACTCGGCCAGCTCGGGGTTCTGCTCCAACTCGCTGTTGGATACAGCAGCCATGCGGCTTGTGCGCTTGAGCATATCGCTAATGCGGGACGTCTGCTCTATGATCGCGTTTTGAATATCCTCGAGGTATTTCAGATGCCCCTTGGGGTAGAACGTCTCGGCGCTCAAATCGAATTTGATTGCGGCGAACGGAAACCCCTCCTCGACCAACCAACCGGGTTGGTCGACGCCATTTTCCAGATCCAACACCGGCTCAGTCGGCTCACCTGTTGCCGGGTCCAGATTGAACACCGGCATACCAAATGTGTCCGACACCTGCGGGAACTGCATTTTGCGATATGGGTGCGGGATGTCTTTAATCGGTGCGTCAACGCCGGCGGCAAACGTAACTTCCCGGCGCTCAATGCGATTGTGCCAACGCTCAAGTTGCACAAACTCGCCGTTAGCAATCGCCTCGCGCATCGCCTCCTGCTCGCTGCTCTCGTAGCGCGCGCCCATCAGATCGCCATAGCCGAGTTCGTCGTCCTTGCCCATCGACGTCGGCCTGAGCGCCTTTTTGTTCTGAATGGTGGGGTCGTCCAGCAGAAACTTGAGCGGAACCCAGAATTTTTCGCGTATGTATCGTTTATCGCCGAGACGGTGCGGACTGCCGGTGGGATCTACATGCACGCAATGGGGTGCTACGCGCGTAGCAACGACAATATCCTCGTACATATCGTCGTTGGTTGTGTATGGCGCGATAATATCATCGCCCGGCGGGTTGTAATCGAGCCTGACCCAGCCGACGCCACAAAACAACGCGTCAAAAATCGCTTGGTGCACATGGGATTTAAGGCTGGTCAGGTTCATCCACGACGCCGACGCGCGCTCGAGGATTTCGGCCACGCCTTGATTGGCTTCGTCGTCTACAGAAAACTGCTGGACTGGATAATTGTGTGCTATAGTGCCGAGGATCTGACGCACGACCGGGTAAAATCGAGAAACCTTGACCACGTCCTCGGCCCGTAGGTCGCGTATACGTTTGTCAAACTTCAGGTCGTAGGCGTCGTACAGTCGTTGCCACTCGTTAGACCGCTCACGATAGAGCCGGTCCAACATCTCACCCTCTGCCCTATACCACTTTTGCTCGTATCGGTTCACTCAATAGTTTATCCATATCGTCCTTGCATCTCATCGCGCAATAGCTGCGATATTAACCTGTCGCCGTCGGCCTGCTTGGCGTTGGCCCTGCGACGCGCCTTGTAAACGTGGTTGACGCCGTATCGGAGCGCGTCTGCGCCGTGATCGTCGCCCCCCTTTGCCACGTCTTCTGGGTTGCGCGTGTCCCGCTGCACTGACAGCAGCGAATCCAAAATAGGGTCGGCATACCCCTCGAAAAACTTTAGCCTGCCGTGGTGCAGCAGGTTGCCGACGTTGCGCCAGCCGTTGACCCGATCCATGTTGGCGCGGGTCAGAAATACGCCGGCCTCTTGAAACGTGTCGGCCACCGAGCGCGCCTGCGACGCCTCGCCCGGCGCCCTCTTTGTCCACATATCGGACGGTGCCAGCACCTGCCTCGGAGAGCGCCCCACAATGCCGCGCCCCTTAGTAAACGGGCATTGCTCAATTAAATTTTTGACGCCCCGAGCGTGTTCAGCGCCGGCCCCTGACGCGTAGTAGCTACTAACGACCCACACGTCGTCGTCGTAATCGACGGCCAGCAGGCATCCAACCGTTGGGTTCTGCTCGCCGTAATCGAGCGAACAAAACAGCGGCCAGTTGTCGGGTATCTCGAACGGCTCTACCAGCAACTCATCGCGCGCAACAGAAAACATTGAGCCGGGGCTGCTGTCCCAATCGCCCTCTAACCACGCCCTGACCAGATCAGGGTCGCCTACGCCCTGCAGCCGCTGGATATAGTCAGGGTCGTTTTCCAGCAGTATCTGGTTGTCCTGCACCCGGCTCGGGACGAATAACCTCACCATGCCGGTGCGCCTGTCCCTAAACGGCACGTTGCCAGCCGGCCAGCGGTCAATCGCGAAGTAACTTTTAACCTCGCCGTGGCAGCGCCCGCCCGGGTTGCCTGTAGCTCTGACCCGCTTGTTCTGTGCCGGGCCACGCAACGTCGCCAACATCTGTCGGTAAGGCATCATCGACGGCCACGTTGGTAACTCGTCCCAGCCGATCCACGAGTAGCTGTGGCCCTGATAGTTGACAATATCCGCGTCATTATCGAGGTGCCGCAGACTCAACTGTGCGCCGTTTGCCCAGCGCCATTCCTTTGCGCCTACTTTCCAGACGCCGCCCGTCAGCGGGAATATCTCCAGCGTCTGGCGTATGATCTCATCCAGCTCGGGGTAACTGCGCCGAAACAAGATGCCGCGCCAATTACTGCCCTGCTCGATGTCTTGTAGCCAGTCCCCACAGAGGTAAGACGATTTTCCGCCGCCTCTGGCCCCGCCGAACAGCAGCTCCTGCACCACATTGCGAGCGACGATGGCGTTTAATTGCGGTCCTAACTGTGGCGACCACGCATAGGTCGGTTGGACCGCTGCGCTCACTCTGTCGCCTCAAGCACCTCAGCGCGCGCCGCCTGCACGCGTTTGCGGATCTCAATCCACTCGTCTATTGAATTAGCCGCCGGCGGTGTGTCGGCCCTGACTGTGACGTTCTGCTCAATCGGCTGCTTATCAACGCCGCTAATCTCACGCCGCTCAGACCAGCCGCCGCGCGTTTTCAAGTAGAACATCGCACAGGACTTATCGTTGGACATTATGCCGTCCAATATCACATTGCGCGCCAAATTGCCGACGACGCGGTCACAGTCCTCGAGTGCTTCCTGCACCTGCGGATACCGCTGTGCATAGTTCCAGATGGTTTTCTCAGTGCAGCCCAGCACATCCGCTGCGTCCATCCTGCTGCCATTGCACGCGTGCAGTGCCTCGACGACTTCCTCTATCGAGTAGCTTTCTTGCCTGTTGCGCTGCTTGCGTTTTTGTCTTTTTTCGGCCATCGGTAACTATATAAGTAGTAAATGCACTACGCCCACCCGGCGATCTCGTCGTTGAGCCTTAGCCACTCGGCCAGCGTGCGAGCTCTGCGGCGGCGCCACCAGCGAATCAATAGGACCATAGTGCCGGGCGCGGAAATCCGTCGTCTGCGCGCATCCCGTCCAAATGAATAAATCGACCATTGTGGTCGCCCGTCTGCGCAATCCCGATGCCGCTAAATCCCAGCTCGCACGCAGCCCGTAGCACCGCGTGCGCCGTCGCGCCCGAGCACTGAATATCTACCGCACGCCCGTAGGTGTGTGCGCCCTTTTTCTCTTTGGATGCTTCGACTGGATGGTCTGGGGATCTGTAAAAACTGGTCACGGTCAGCGGTGCGTTGACCAAAACGCGCAATTTTTGCACGCTATCCATGAAATCAGGGTCAATCGCACAATCACCGGTGTGCCGGCAGGCGATCTCGCCGAATCCAAAATTAGGCCAACGGTCTACCGGCCAGCTATCGAGTGTGTAGGTCTGCTGGGCCATTGCGCCTCGTTTAGTGTGGGCTAACGCCGGGACGATAGTCAGCGTTAGCCCACCCCGGAGTTTATTAATCAGTTTAACAAAAACTGGTTAACACTATAAATATAGAGATTTTTACCCTGAAACCCAAATTTACATAGTATTTTTTATAGGACGCGTAAATAAAATTATGTCAATCTATGAAAAAAACACGGAGTTATGCATAAATTTTAAAATCATACTAAAAAAAAACTTGTCAGGTTAAAAACACTGGCGCATATTACATTTGCAAAATAAACAAGAGCGTCTATATTTGCACTGCACAGGCGTGCAGTTATTCTTCGTCGGGGCGGTATTCGAGGAACGCACCGGGCTGGCAGTCGAGCGCGGCACATAAGCGGTTGATCGTTGTAAGTCGTGCGCTTTTATGGCCCTTTAAATTCTTGTTCAAGGCCTGCGGAGTTAGTCCAGCGCGCCGGGCCAGCTCAGACATTGATTTTATGCCGGCACGCGCGCTTAGTGCTATTAAAGATTTTTGATTTATCATAATCATATAATACAAAAAAAAAGCCTATAGGTCAATAAAACTCCTTGACGTTATAGTCCCATAGGACTATATTTGGATATTATAATTAAAGACGGGCCGGTTCGCCTCACTCGCAAAAGTTGTCGAACCGACCCTCCACCATCACACCCGGAGGTGCTTCGGTATGCGTATAACTTCGCTATTATCTGCACATAACACAAGAAAAACCGGTCTGACCGCGGCAAATATTCTGCTCGCGCTGTCTGCCGGTTATTTTTTTGTGCGCGCGTTTGTGCCGTTTCTGATCGAGGTGGCCCTATGACGCGCTCCTGCCCCCACTGCATTAAAACCCAATATATCCACAGCGGTCGTTGGATCTGCAGCGACCACGCTGGTTGTGGCGCGACCGCCGACCTGACGCTGGACGAACTACGCGACGCCGTCGACGACTTCACGGACCGCATTAGCCGCCTGCACCGCCTGACCAGCGGCACGCCTACGCCGACCAGACTGGAACGTATCGCCAGTCTACACAAGCAGCGCGCTGCCGTGATCGTCACACTCATGGAGGAGCTGGAGATCCTGCTGGACCAAGCCGAAAACGACTTCAACTACGTCCAGACCGTCTACCGGAACACCCCGAAAGACTACCACGAGGACGCCAGCAGCGACGCTGAAATGTCCATGCGGCATTTGTCGCAAGAGATCAAAGAGTTGGCTGCGCTCAACTGAGCGTAGCCCCTACATAGCAGTAAAAAGTATCCGGTGGCTACGGCCACAAAGCTCGAGGGAGAGGTCGCGCAGGGATGGCGACACGCTACAAAACACCGAGGAAGATGCCGGCATGAGGATGACCGGCTACCGCCCCGACAAAAGTAGCGACCGAGATCAGGGCATCATGGCGGGGCACTCGCTGATCGCTTGAGGTCGCTACACAGTCCGACAGTTTCCAACCCGCGAGGCCGTATGCCAAAGCGAGGGAGAGACGGCTGGCAGTACCTATAGCCTCCGTCTCTCCCCTACCTGCCGATGCCAATTAAAAAACACACTAACCGGAGCATAGGACGATGATAGCACACAGCAACGAATTAGACAAAATCGCCGCAGCACTCAGCGCGTTTCAGTCGCAGGTGGCCGGCGTCAGTAAAAGCGGCATTAACCCACACCTTAAAAACAAATATGCGAGCCTTGAGGATTGCTGGACGGCCATTCGTGAGCCGTTAGCTGCCAACCAACTGGCTGTAACTCAACTCGGCAGTATCGTGGACGACCGCGAGGTGCTGGTCACAACGATCTGGCACGCCAGCGGTCAATACATCAGCGGCTACCATCCCCTATCTGACGCCGCCGGCACCAAGTCGATGAACGCCGACCAAGCGCACGGATCTGCACTGACCTACCTGCGCCGCTACGCACTGTCGGCTGCGCTCGGTTTAACGCCGGCAGACGATGACGCTTCATCGGCAGGTCCCCCGCCAAGAACCAACGGCAGGGCGCACCCTGTAAAAAAACAAAACACAGCAAAAGACGAGCAGGCTGCGTTTATCCGTATGTGCAACGACCTGCAGGCGCCCGACGCAGCACTCTATGCGCTGTTTAAACAATACGAGGTTGACGGACTCGACAACGTCCCGGCTGACAAACGCCGGTCATTTTTTAACGACCTAAAAACTGAAATAGTAGCCCAGAAAGCAGGTGTGTAGTGCGTGGTGTAAATAAAGCAATCATCGTCGGCAACCTCGGTGACGATCCCAAATCGAACGTCACTGGCAGCGGCACCGCCGTCACAAATTTCAGCGTCGCAACGAGCGAGAGCTGGGTCGATAGTAACGGCGAGCGGCAGGAGCGCACCGAATGGCACCGCGTCGTGGCGTGGCGCAAACTGGCCGAGATCGCCGGCAGTTATCTGCGCAAGGGCAGCAAGGTCTATATCGAAGGCAAACTGCAAACGCGCGCGTGGGAGGACAGTAACGGCGAAAAACGCTATACGACGGAAATCGTAGCCGACGAGCTGCGTATGCTGGACGGGCGCGACGAGGCGCCGACAGTCAGCGTCTACACACCACCACAACAGGCCGGCGACGACCTGCCCTTTTAACTGCTGGGCTGGCTCGGTGACTGCTGCCGCTACTGGGAGATGGCGGCATCTGCAAAGGGGCGCCGGGCCAGCCTACAAACAACGGACGATTACTATGAGCGAAAACATTGATTACACGCTGCGATTTCTCAAGGAACGCAAAACGTTTGAGCGGCAAAAACATCGCGGCGGCATAGGGTATCTCATCGCGTTTCTGGACGAGACGGGCTTGCCTAAAACAGCGGTGTCTGAGGCATTGGGGCTGTCAAATGATTGGGTATCTAAACGAATAATGCGCAATGACATTCCGAAAATCCATTTTGCGCGCCTGCATGAACTCGGAAAATACTACCAAGAACATAAGGAACTACCAACACCGGCGTATTTAGACACGGTGGCTCCGTACCCGAAAACGTTTAAGGACTCGCAAAAACATCGAAAAATTGCGGCAATTAACAGGCCATCAATGAAAAAAAATGGCGTGCGTCGCATTTCTATCTATGTGCCTGAAAAACTATTGAACGATCTGCTGTCTAAATGCAATGACGACAGCATATCAGAAGCCACACGCATCGCTATTGAGCATTATCTAAAACCGCCAACGCCGCCAGCACCGCCTGCGGTACCGCAACTTACGCGTAAACTGACGTGGTGGGAACGCCTCGGGCGGGTATTTAGATGACGCTCATATTCCACACGCTGATCCCAACAGCCAACGAGTACATCAACTACGAGCGCACGCACCGCCAGCGCGCCGCTACCGTCAAACGAAACACTGAGACGGCACTGGTGACGGAGTGCCGCCAGCAAAAAGCGCAGCCCGTAGCCGACTACCCCGTCCATCTCAACTATCTCTGGTTTCGGCGCGACAAACGCACAGATAAATCGAACATCATTTTCGGCCAGAAGTTTGTCGAGGACGCGCTGCAAACCGCTGGCGTGCTGCGCAACGACGGCTGGAAAGAGATCAATTCAATCGTGCATGAGTTCGCCATTGACCAACGCAGCCCGCGTTTGGTCCTGACCATCACACAGGCGCAAGAAAATGAAAACGTATAGCACACAAGAAGAACTGCGCGACGCACTAAAAGCACTGCCGATCCACTCGCTGACGGCGCGGTCATATTACTACATGCTGATCAACGGTGTTGGATACGAACCAAACCTAAAAAAGCGAAAGGGGTCTGCCGACAATGTCTACAGCATTGCAATTAACGGAATTGACGAGGGAATCGGAATCACCGGAGAGCTATTTGACCGAGCGCGTAGTAGAGCTGTGGCCCGAGCAAAACGCGAACGAGAATATGATAGCACTCGCGCAGATTCACTCCGTCGCATCGCAGCTAACGCCGAACGATACCGCGTCGCAGCACCCGCTACTGTCGGTCTACTTAGGCCTGCAGATGCTTTCGATGGGGTTGTTATCGTTGACGGGACCGCAGTTGAGCAAGAGCTGGCAACTATTAATGCAACTGGCAGAAGAGGAACTGAACCGACTGCAGCAGGAACGCGAGCAGAGAGAAACACGCCAACGCTACAAACCGCAGGCCGCCGAGCGACTGGTGCTGCACCTGCCCTCGCCCGTTGAGCTACTGGACCGCTCAAAAGGCACCTATATGCAATTGCAGCGCAGCGGTTTTCATTACGACCACGTTGACAAAGTGTGGCGCGCGTGGGCAGACGACACGACACGCGCGCTGCACAACGAGCTAAAATACACACAATCGAGGGTAAATGCGCTATGACACAATTCCCCCTCTCTCCCCCACCGAGGAGCGCGAATATCTATCGCGCTACCAAGACACCGGCGACCCGCACGCGTTAGATCAGCTTGTGCGCAGCAATATGCGTTTTGTTCACAAAGTAGCGCGGGAAATGTGCGCCACGGGCGATTACAGCAATTGCCTGCAAGCCGGCGCCGTGGGATTAATCACGGCAGCACAACGCTACGATTTATCCAACGAGTGGCGTTTTATCAGCTATGCGGTGCACTGGATTCGCAAAGAAATTTACGATCTGTATTACGACCAACGAATATCAACGCCGACGGAGGTGCAAAACGACTACGCAAGGGCAATCGAACAAAATGACGCACCAACCCCACCGCCGCCGCCGGCCCACTACAGTGAGGCAAAATGCAGGTTGTGGGAGATACACGCAAATCGCAACAAAACAGTTACTGCGGCAACGGTAGACCTACCCGACCCGTCGCCCAGCGCACTGGAAACTATGGTTTTAGAGGACGACAGGCGCGACGCCGTGCGCGTGCTGGACGTGCTGGACGAGCGCACCCGCGATATAATGAAACGCTATTACGGTATAGGCACAGAACCTGAAACGCAGGCCGATATTGCCAGAGACGCAGGACTTACGCGCGAGCGTGTGCGGCAAATAATAGACTACGGTCGGCGGCGTTGTCGCAACAGTATTCGTCGGAGCGCGCGCAATGTCTGACAACAACGACGATCCCATAACACAATTTATCGCCGCAAAAATCGACGAGATTATGGCGCTCGAACGCGCACTGCGTAAATCAGAAGATCAGACGCGCGAGGCTCGACACCAACTGCGGGTGTGCCAGACCGAGCGCGAACATTGGCGCGCGCGCGCGCTGCGAGCTGAATCTGCGTGACGCTCGACTGCCAAACGCCCGTTGGTCGCACGTTTTTGCGCCACGAGGATGAGACGGTGCGGCGCGTGGCCGAACTGTTCAACTGCACCCCGGTGCGTTTGGGTGGCCTTGCCACGTCAACCGACCGGCTGTTTGTGCGGCAGGAAAAATTAGTGGGCGTTGCAGAGATCAAATCAAGGCAAATGAGCCTGCACGATTTAAAACGATTTGGCAGCTATTTGATAACGGAGAAAAAACTTTTAGACGGCGCCGCCCTATCAAAACAACTGCACATTCCCTACGCAGTGGTTGTGCGCCTGCTGCGCGACGATACCATCGTCTGCTGGCGTGTAACAGACGCAACGGGGCAACCTGTTCTACGCTGGCAGACGCAACGCACAGAGACACAACGCTCATGCAACGGCGGGACGGCACTGCGTGATAATGCGTATCTTCCGCTGACGGCAATGCGGCGTTTTTGACGGAGCGACAAACGGCAAAACGGAATAGCCGCTGGGCGCACAAACTTGCAGATAAAAACGCCACGCTTCACCCAGTCGGCTCGACCCGCTTGTTGTGTGGCCCAACCAATGAGGTGAATAAGATGACGCTAAAGATTGAAGTGGCGTCCAGTAGCGACCCCAACACCGTCTACGCCGTCTACGGGCGGCTATTTGACGATGAGAGCCAGTGGTGGTGCGAGTGCATAGGATTTGCCTATCGAAACGGCTGCCGTCACATGGCACTTGCACAAGAAGCGATACGAGGAGGCATCCGAAAGATTGAGGTGTTCGATGCGTAGTAACTACCCGATCAGAAACAGCAAACAAACCGACTGCGCGATATAGAGCATGGCCTGCGGGCAGCAAGGGCCGAGCGCGACTACTGGAAGAGGAGAGCGACGGAATGAAGCCCGAAGATAATAAGTTCCATAAAGGCGCAGGCGATGGCAAACATTATTGGCTGACGCCGCCTGCGCTACTGAGAGAGTTACAAAAGCGTTTTGATTTTGATTTTGACGCTTGTCCATTTCCGAAGCCAGAAGACTTTGACGGGCTTACTTGTGACTGGGGTGCTAGCACGTATGTCAATCCACCGTTTGGCAGTATCATGCACGAGGGGCGCAAAAAAGGTCCAACTGCGTGGGCGCGAAAGGCGATAGAAGAAAGCAAGCAGGGCAAGCGTGTTGTTATGGTTTATCCGATTGATAAATGGGTGCTGATGATGCTAGCCGCTGGCGCAAAGATAGAAAATTTAGGTGATGTGCGCTGGCACGCTATTGAGGATGGCGCGGAAGGCAAAGGAACGGGACGCCATATTGCCATGTTCATTTTGGGCGATGAGGCAGTTGGGTGAGCGAATACAGCGAGTAGATGCACTACTAACTAACGCCGCTGGGCGCGCAAACTTGAGAAAGGATACTCAGATACGGGGTCCACGATGCGCCCAGCGGTATCGCCGCACGATGCCGTTGGAGCAACGGCTGGACACGTTGGATCTATTTGAAGGAACCGAATAATGGCGCTACTGCTCCAACCGATCAACTACGACGAGGCTTGTAAGTTTATCGACCTGCACCACCGTCACCACTCGCCGCCGCAGGGTTGGAAATTTGGCATTGCCGTGAGCAAGGACGAGGAAATCGTCGGCGTTATCACGGTTGGTCGCCCTATCTCGCGCCATCGCGACGATGGTTGGACGTTGGAGGTCACGCGGTGTTGCACCGATGGAACGAAAAACGCCGCGTCTATGCTCTACGGCGCGGCAAGACGAGCGACTTTTGCGTTAGGCTATAAGCGACTCATTACCTACACGCTCTGCTCCAATCCGAATCTGGGACAAGTTTACGATCTGCTGGCTGGCGCGAGTTGGGCGTAGCGGGGGGCGGTAGTTGGAATAGCCCCAGTAGGCCGCGAGTCGATAAAGCTCCAACCGAGCAAAAAACACTATGGGAAACGTTACCCACAAACTAACAATCTAGGAATGATTACAGCTAAGGGGGCCACGATGCGCCCAGCGGTAGACACTAATGGAGAATGGCAAACATGGCAATGGATATACGGCGAGCGGGTAAGCACCAGATACGGGTGGAGCCGATGGAGTGGGAAGGCCAGCCACGGGTGGATATTCGGCTGTGGGTCTGGGCGGAGGAACTCGGCAAGATGATACCGACGAAGCGAGGTCTCTCGGTGCGCTTGGATCAGATCGAGGACATTAGCGGCCAGCTATTGGCTGCCGGCAGGTCGTTCAACGCAAACGGAGTGACAAATGGCGAAGAAAAAACTAACACGCTGGTATAACACCGCCGAGGCCGCCGCCTATCTTGGCCTGCATATCGAGACGGTGCGACGCCTCTGCCGGCAGCGCCAGATCGCGCACCGCAGACTGCGCGGATACCAGTTCACAAAAGAGATGTTGGATGCGTTTTTGCGGTCGCGCACCGTGTTTCAGGCACAGCACCCCGACCCGATGAAGGTGCGCGTGCGGCACGCTGGCGAGGCCGTCAAGCGCGCGCTGGATGAGGATGTGCAGTGAGATATAACGCAACACAACATGCAGCAACATACCGTGACGCAGGATGACAACTCTATTACCTCTTATAGATAGTTAAATTCCAGTTTTATTGTAACTGGTGTATCTGGCTTATCTATTTGCACAACAACGGATAATACGTTTTTCCCCACTGTTCTGGTGCCATATAAAATACGCTGATATTTAATTAACGATAACTAATTAAACAAGCGCAAGTTAAAGGCCCATATTTCCAGCACATTTTTTGGCTCGGTTATATGGGCTTGACAGTCAGTAGATACGCGTAATCACTATAACTTTTAAGTTATACACGGTCAAATGCGCTGGGTCGTCGTCGCTAAATCGTGGGTCAATCACTAGCAGCGCAGCACCGGAGATCCTGCGGTCTGGCAGACCCAAACTCCGGGCATATTCGTCGTAGCGTTTATAGCCGGCTACTCGCAGCGGGTGCTTGATTCGGCCAGACTCGTGATCGCGCACCGCTGGGCCAGACGCAGAGGTGTGGCGGTGGCCGGCAACATATAGGTGATCGTCGCCAAACAGTAGCGCCTTCAGCGGGCCGTGGCCGGGGTTCCACTGTGAATGGCCGCTATGGTCGTGCCGGCAGTTGACGCGCACCTCCACGCCCGACGGCAGCATTAACGCAACACGCACTCCGTGTGCGTCAACGTAGACATTGGCCCGGTCGCACAGCTCACGCACCAGCATCCCGCCGCGATTCCAGAGGTCGTGGTTGCCCATCACAAGGAACAGCCACGGCGCGGCGTTAATCAACCATTTTGATAGCAGCGCGCCCTCCTCTATGGTTGCGCTCTGCGCCCCGTATTTAGCCTCGAGCCGCCCTACCCAATTATTGGTGAGATCGCCAACGTGCGCTGCATATAGCCCGTCTGTACTATTGCACAGGTCAATATCGCGCTTTAACTCCTCAAGGTCGCAGCCGTCGTCGTCAATATGCGGATCGCCTAAAAACATGACGCCGACCGGCCCGTCGGTATGGATCGACACGCGGACCAGATTCGTCGCATCGTTGTGCCGTTTTAGACGGCTAAACCGCTCTATTTTGGCCTGTATTAGCTCATCTACTGATGGCAGTGCAGAGAGGGTGGTGTATCAACGGAAAACGCTTGTGGCGGCGTTTCAGGCGCTATGCGGCGCCATCCCGGGTATCTCGCTAGATAGGCTGCATCGGTCCACGCGTCAGGCGTCAGTTTGCAGCCCGTTCGACGCTGCGGGATCAGCTCGATAGCACGCAGGCGTTTGAGCGCACTGTCCACGGTGCCTCTCGGCATACCTAAATGTTCGGATAGTGCGCGCGTTCCCATTTTTTGGCCGGTATAGACGCACCGCCAAAACATATCGTGTACCGCGCGTTGTGTAGGCGTTAAATCGTCAATCGTTTTATCATCGGTCATGAAATCTCTGCTCATGTTGGATTAGATCGTCACCGAACAATGGCCGTTGCCGGTAGAATAGCCGTATCGACTCGTCGTATCGGTCCAACTTGTCCTCAAGCCGCTTGAGCGACAAATCGAGCCGGGCCAGCACCTCAGTCTGGCGCGCTGCGGCATTGTCGAGTGTGTTAATGCGTTGCTCCATCGTCTCGACGGTTTGCAGGGCGTAGGCCGATAGCGCCATGCCCGCGCTCGCGCCAATCCCCAATCCCCATCGCAGCCAGTTGTCTGTGCGCTCGCTCATTTGCCGTTGCCTCCCAGCAGGGCGCGCCATTGCGTAGGCGTCAGCGCAGAGTAAACAATCTGGCCGGCAGCCCAAGTTGCTAATATGGTCAAGTGGGGACCGAGATCGAGATTAGGCACGACCTCGTGCGCTATAGCCACCAGAAACGCGCCAGCGGCCGACTTGCCGGCGCCCTGTGCTGCGCTCTTTTTGCTCGGTATTTTGACGAGTATTCGGTGGTGGCAGTGGGGGCAGGGAATCTCTGACAGGTCTGACATTCATGCGTGGGCGCCTCCCTATATACTGAGGATTTTCTTCAACGCAGACACCGCCTCGGCCAACTCGATTTTGAGCTGCCGCACGTCGTCGTCAACGTCCTCGTATTTATCAATCAGCTTGTGCGCCAGTCGCACTACATCGTCGATCTCTTTTTTTGCTTGTTTAATCCTACCGCTAACAGTCAGGACTTTGGCTGCGCCCGTAATAACACCAATCATTCATGCCGCCTCGTTATGTGCTGAGTGGGAGCGGGACCGGGAATCGAACCCGGACCTGTGGGAAATGAACCCACCGTGCTGCCGTTGCACTATCCCGCGTCTCTACTCTATTTGTTTTCCATAGCAAAATCCAACGCCTTTAGCGCGCCGGTGATCTCCCGCACCAACAAATCATTTTCTGCCAGCGCCTGTATACGCTCGCTGCGCTGCTGCTCTAAATCTGCGCGCATCTCTGCGAGACTTTTCTTTTCTGGCTGGCTTGCTTGACTATTGGCCTGCTCTAATGGAACGGTTTTGTTTGTCATAAGGTCGCCCCCTTTGCGACGATTGACGTTGTGTTGCTTGCCCCCGCTACCACCACGTTTTTTGTGCCGTGGAACACTCACTTGCGCTTACCTCTTGCCGTCTTTGCACTGGCACGGAACGCCGCCGCCGTCGGTGCGCCCTTGCTGCCCGGCTTGCGCATCTTTTCGCCGCTCCCCGCAGCAATGCGTTTGCGTTTGGCGTGTATGTTTGCGTATAGCCCGCGTTTTGCCATCGTTACTCCCCAGTATAGCCAGTGAAATTTTGACTACCATTTAGTGCGACTTGACCAATAAGCGCCGCTGCTCGGCCCTTTGGCTATGTTTTTAGCATGGCGCGATTTGAAATTTGCGCGTTTTTGTTTCGTTGCCTGCGACTCGCCGGCCTTTGGCTTGCCTGCTGTCTTAGCCCCCTGCTCTCCAAACCGTATCGTCTTAGTCGTCGTGGTCCCGCCCTCTTTATAGCGAGCTACGACAACGTGCGATTTGGTCGGGTGGTTAGGTGTGCGCTTGGGCTTGTTGTAGCCGCTGACGCCGGCACGGGCCAGTTTCGGGTCTTTCTTGGCCGGCATAGTTATCGACCCTTGCGCGTTTTGGGCTTGGGCTTGGGCTTGGCTTTAGGCTTGCTGGTGCCATAGCCGCCTTTCTTGTGCTTACTACCGTACATTGTCACCTCGTTACGTTAGGATGTGGATTAACGCCAACTTTTGCGCGCCTGCGCTTTAGCTGACTTGCTTAGGTCGCCATAGTGATACAGCCGCACACTGCTCTGGTTGTGCGTCCGACCGCTATGCACCTGTCCGTTGGGCATTTTGTGCGATGCGCCGGCGTGCGCCCTGCCATCGCGCGTGTAATGCTTACTTGCTTTTGCCATTTGGTTCTCCCCCATTGCTGCGTATCACGTCGTCACCGCGCTTTACCGTCACGTTACCGCCCTCTACGTCCACCTGCATTGGCGGCTCGGCTCTATCCAGTCGATCCAGCTTTTCGATCAGCTTGTTAATCACAGCAAACTCTGGCTTCTCTTGCTTCTCTACAGCCCCAGAGATGTTCGATAGCATTGAGATCAGCGCCGTCAACGACGATCCAAGCAGACCCATCACCGCCGCGATCTTCTCTTGCTCCAGATACAGGCTGGCCGCTACGCCGATCACCACGATAGCCGTTATGTAGGCCAGCCCATTTTTGCCAATGCTTTTGCCCGCCACATCTTTGGCCGTAGACTGCGCTTCCAGCCGCTGTAGCTCGGCGCGGATCTCGGCTTTGTAGTAGGCCAGCGATTTGCGTTCTTCGTCGGTCATTCTGCGTTAGTCACCCTCGCCAAAATAGAAACCCAGCACCGTGCCGTAGATTCCGATCAGCACGGTTGCGTCAATCTGATTCGTCACGACCGTTTCCCACACAACCAGCCCTGTAAGCGATACACCGATCAGCTGCCGTATGGCCTGTTTGCTCACCCAGCTACTGCGTCCATTGCGGCCAGCAGCGTGCGTTTTCGGCGTGCTGCTGCCCTGCGGCATTACCTCGCTCACGGCGTGCTATGCGTCTACTGCGTTGCTGACAGCTGCCTGTGCCTTGAGATCGGCGTACGCTGCCGCATACGGATCGGACGGTGGTGTTGCCAGATCCTTGATCTTAAAGCGGTCCACTTCGCGTGATAACAGCGTCTGCGGATTCTCTGCATTACGCGCAGCCGCATCGACATAGCACGCCACGCCGTAGGTCATGTAGAACGTACCGTCCTCATCGTTTTTCTTAATGAGGATGTCACTGACGCGACAATACGCGCCTGTGGCCGATAGGCCGCTTACTGGTATGTCTGCTGTGATTGCCATTAGTTGTTCCTCTCCTGTAGTCGCATCAGTTCGAAACGCAGGGCTTTGATTTCTTCCTCTTGATTCCGTAGCTGCTCATGCAACTGCCAGATCGCACCATGATGCAGTCGCTGTAGCTGCGCTCCGTTGACCAATGGCCGCACGCCTTTTGCTTTATCTTCGGGCGATACATAGCCGATCAACTTGGCTTTAACGAGATCCTCCTCGTTGTAGCGCACTTCATCATCCCACCGTGAGCGCACCACCTGTGCAGGGTCGCTCATTGTGTGCGTAAATGCTCTGGCAAGTTCAGCGTCAGCGTAGGTGTCAAACGCGCCGCCATCTGCTCCGTCATAGAAATAATCGCCATCACTATCAACGATAAATACCGTGCCATTTCCATCGTATATTACAAAGGTGTTCTCATTTGCTCCCTGCCCTGTTTTGCTTGTGCCACTTTTGTAAAAGGCGCGAGCTTCAACAGGTGCGCGACCTGCCGTACTCTTTGTGAAGTTTGCGGTCGTGACAACGCCCTGCAATTCGAGAGCAACTTGCCCCTCCGTCACTCCGAGCAACTGAGTGCCACCCTCTGTATACGTTTGCTTACCAAGACGACCGTATGTATCAGTCTCCGCGACATCAGTCATGCCGTGCGCCACATCGGACGACTTGAAGGCGATGATTTCGTCGTCGTTTGTGCCCTGATTGATCGTCAGGCCCACCGTCATTTTGGCGTTAGCTGCATCATTTATCGCCCACCCATTCGGACCGACAGACATATAGGTGTCTTGGTTTTGCAAATATCCATTGCCGCCCGACGAATACATCGCCACCCAATCAACTGCGCCTGTCTCGTAGATACGCAACCCACCCAGTGTATTATCAGCACTCTGCTCTATAACGAGGTCCTGTGTATCGCTGGTCGCCTTGCCAACAATCGCCTTTCCGCTAATAATTGCGCTACCTGTCGCGGTCAGCGTAGACCCATCGAACGTCAGATTACTGCTGGCTCCGAACGCGCCGTTGTTGTTGTACTGAATTTGTGTATTGGCTCCACCGGGGGGCGTTGCGGAGGCAGAAGCCGCCGCGTCAGCGTATGCCGTTGTT